ACTATATACCGGTTGAATCTTGTAGCTGATGTGCAGCACAAGAGTCGCCCGTGGCATCGCCGGGACCGTTGAACTTACAAAGAACGTCCGTGTAAGTATCACCAACCGTCGAGGTCGGACCATCAACAAAGCCGAGAATCTTAACCGGCAAGGTCTTTGTCGCAGCAATGGTGTTGCCATCAATGGCGTTTTTGGACGTTCCAATTGAGGTTGACCCAGCAGTCTGAACCACCGCCACATTGTTCCCCAAGCCGGTTTGGGCAATCGCCTCATCACCTTGCGCCTGGAAAACGATATTCGGATCGTCCACCACATAAGCCTTGATGTCTGTGGCCGAAGTACTGGCCGTCCACATCTGGGCATAAGTGGGCTGGTTTGTGCCGGGGTCAGTGTAACTGCACCCGACAAAAATCCCCACGGGAGTCATCGTCGTCGTGCCGGTGTCTTTCTCGACAGTACCGGCAGCTACGATTTTGACGACATCCCCGTAGAAGATACTGGTTCCGTAACTATTGGTGACCTTATATTGCCGTGTGGCACCAGAAAAGGTACCTGCGCCAAGAACACCAACGGGACGGAAACCATAAGGGGCCGCTGTAGTAGCCATTATGATTATCCTCCTTCAAAGGACAGGGTTAAAGCACAGCGGAAAACCTAAAGAGGTTTACCGCCACCGAAAGACACCCTCGTAGTCGATTCATTAAGTTTCGGCATACGCGGATCATCTTCCCGCATGAAGTTATGATTAACCGATTCGTGCTGCTGACGAGCCAGATTGGCAAAATACTCTGACCGCGCCTTGTAGTTCTCCTCACTCGTCTTACACAAAAGAAGACCACCTACTTCAATGTTCCCGGCATAATCACTGCCTCTATCAGAGGCCATCATCATCTCCGGATGATCCTCCGCTCTCACAGGCTCCCAACCTTCACGGAATCTCTTGGACGCATTGACGTTGTCCTGATTTCCCATGATGGAAGTTCTGATCCAGCGAAAAACCCACCCATCCTGCGGGGCAGGATCGGGTAATACCTGCGGTGGTTCCCAAGACTTTTCTCTCTCACCAGCTTCGCGAGAATCGGCTTCTCTTGGTGTGCGCTCATCTGCCGCTATGTCAGCCATTGGCTATCTCCTTCACAACCTGTGCCGCATATTGTTCCGGCGTTATCCCAAGTTTGCTGGCGAGGCGAACCTGGGAGGAAGATAACTCCACTTTGCTCGGCTTCTTGCCGCCGCGACCTGCGGGGGCGACCACCGGGGTCTTTCGAGAAGTCGGAGGCCCACTTCCAGAGGATGCTTCCTTCTCAAAACTTTCGGGGAACTTATTCCTAAGCTCCTTGTCCACGATCTCATAATATTCATTATGGACCAGTGGATTGTATCCTTTACGAACAAGCTGTTCATGCACCCCTATGGCAAAGCCCGTCAACTGCTCGTAACCGGGTCTTTGAAACCAGGGGTTTTTCTGCAACCAAGCAACCGCCTTCGGGTCCGGAGGCGGCACATGCTGTTGCTGCTGTGACTGATCCAGAACCTCCTGCTGTACTGGCTGTTCATTATAGGCATCGGGCGCTGCCACATTATAATGTGAGCGTTCCGCATGTAGGCGCGACACCTCCGACTGCGCATCAGCAATAGCGTCGGCATCACCGGTTTCATAGGCTTCCTTGAACCTCGACTTGGCAGCGTCAAGCTCGACATCGTTCTTTGCAGAAACCTGATCGTACAACAACCTTCGGCTGTTTGATAACTGGTCCTTTAGCGCCTTGTTTTCCGACTGCACGTTCTGCGCATAACGGACTGCCTCGTTGTTCTCGCGCAGTGCCGTTTCCTTGTCACGGCGCTCGTTGTGAAATTCATAACGCAGCGTGTCCATGCGCGACTTGACGCGCTCGGACAGGCCGGGAATGTCCTCATCCAAATTCTCCGACACATCTCCTCTCGGAGGCCGGTTACGGTCCTCTTCAGGGGTATCGTCTATTACCGAAACCTCTATATCAGGGGCATCTTCCGCAAGAACATCGATGGGGTCGGTAAAGTTTCCGGACTTCTCTTCGGTGAAGAGATCGTCCTGGGCTTCCTCGACTGCTTCCGGTTCGATGCTCATGCCCGTATCACTCCCAGTGGATTCTCGACAATGGCCTGGGGCACATCATCGGTGATAAGCCTGAACTTCTGGCCATGAACTTCGATGCGGGTTCCTGAATATGACCGCATGACAATCCAGTCACCCTCCTTGCAATAGGCCCCGCTGGGGAATTTCCTCTGCGGGGTTTCCGCATAACAGTCGGGACCAAGCGCCATGACATAAGCCGTGATGCTGGCTGTTTCCTCGCGCTCCCGCGCATTGTCCGTAAGGTAAATGCCGCCCTCCGTCTTCTCCTCCTGTTCGGGCAACGCCACCAGAATATGATAGGAGCAGGGTTGCGGCAGCTTACTCGCAGCCTTCCTCTCCTTCTCCTCACTCAGTTCAACAACCTTTTTATCGGACACAGGTCTCTCCTTGCGTTTTCGCTCTGAGCGGGGGTAACGCTCCCCCTGCGCATTTGTTTGCCAACTGGCAGGCAGTGACGATCTGCCCCGATGTTTCACATGAAACATTCATTATTCATCCCGATCCGTCTTCAGCCCTTCTCTGTTTTTCCATCAGGTCCAGCATTTCCCTTTCGGCTGTCGCCAGTCCCTCTATGATGCCAACCATCTTCTGGTATTCATCGAAAGACTTGGCACCGCCCATTGCAAGATCGTCGGCCCTTTCATTCATCAGGTTCCGTAATATCTTTCGATAAGCCGAAAATAAAGATTGATCAAGCAATATTAACTATTCCTGTTTCTCTTCGTGTCGTCATCCAGCAGGGCTTTGGCCACTTCCGTCGAGAGCCGCGCCCTCTCCAGAACCGCCCTTTCCTCTGTTTCTGAAACCTTCAAGGCCGCATCTTCCTGGGTTTTCGCAATCTCGACGCCCAGCTTGACGCCTTCAAGCTCGGCATTCTGGGCCATCTTCTCACGCTCAAGCTCCTGGGAAGAGCGCTCCTTCTCCGCATTGAACATCAGCCTTGCCTTGTCGGTCTCGGCCTTCCGCTGAATATCAGCCATGCGAAGCTCAAGCTCTTTCTGCTGCAACTGGAACATCGGGTCTTGCGCCTGCTGCTGCGCCTGCTGCTGCTGGGCCTCGGCCACATTCTTGTTGAACAGCCTCTCAGCCGCCTCCGCCACCAGCCGCGACAGCTTGACTTCGATGTCTTCAGGCAGCGGTTCGTTCGGCGGCGGCAATTCCACACCAAGCTGCTTTTCGATCTCCCTGCGATACTGGAAGCCAAGATGCTCCTGTATGTGTGACGCCATGGCTGCGGCAATGGTTCCGGCCATCGGGCTTTGAGAGACAAGCTGCTGTATCTTCGGGTCCTGTATGGCTGCCATATGCACCTGAATATGGGCCTCATGGTCCTGATAAATGAATGCCTTCAGTGGCTTACCGTTCAGCACATCCATGTTCTCGCTGACCGGGTCACGCGGCTTCATGTCCTCGCTGAGAGGAATGATCTTCTCCGCATCCTGTATCCCCAGAACATCCAGCATCTGCCGGTGCAATTCTGGCAGATCGTACATCTGCGGTGCCGACTGGGATAGCTGAAGAGCAGCCTGATACTGCATGATGAGCTGGCTCATGGTCGCGGCGTTCGGATCGGACACCGGAATGACATCCACGCGGCCATCAAAGTCGTCGCTCTTTATGGCCTCCTTGTCGTCAGCCTTGTATTCGTATTCATCTTCCGCATAGTCGCGGACGATACCGGCAATCAGGATGAACTCCTTGCGCATGGCATCGTGGAGCCTCGCCTGGATGGCCGACATGACTTTCATTGACCGCTCAATGAGAGCCAGGGTGGTACCAACCGGGGCATCCTGTTTCATATCCGCCAGCTTCAGATCGGTGATCGAAGCGAAGCGCCTGCCTTCCTCGACAATCTCTCCCAGCAACGAATGCAGAACATTGCTCGGTTCCTTGTAGGGCAGGAAGGTGATGTTGTCTCTGATGGCTCCGCCGGGAACATCAACGTCCCTGAACTCACCGGGCATGATCGGAGAATCATCGCCTTTGATGCGCAGTCCCCTGGACTTCAGGCCACCCGGCAGGTTCGACAAGGTTCCGGCATCGACAAGCTGCCTGAGAAGCGAGGTTGCCGACTTGGCAATGCCGCCAATCAGGTGGATCAGGCCAAAACCATAGAACCCCAGACCGGGCATGTACTGATAATGCACGAAATGCAGGCGCTTCATGCGCAGCGCATCGTCCTCGTACCAGTTGCGCCGGATCGACAGGACGGAACTGCCGCCCTTAACCAGGGTTACCACATAAGGCAACGCAATACCGGTCTCATCGCCGTCATCGTCGGTATCCTCGTAACCTTCAAGGTCGAGATCGACGTGCATCTCCAGCAAAACATAGCGGTCATCATGCTCGTAGGTGGGATTTTCCCCCTCAAGCTCGTCGTATTTCTCCTGAATATCGGAATAATCCGGCGCATTTGGCGACAGTTCGATGTCGCGATACAGGCCAGCGACCTGTAACTTGCGGATATCGTTATGACTTTTCCGCATCATGTGGGTATAGCGGGAGGCCGTCAGGAGATCGGACGCCCCGTAGCTGACAACGAAGTCCTCTGCCGGAATGAAATGGGAACAGACCCGACCCATGCTGGGATCGTAGTAAA